GCTCTTGTCGCTCCTGCTATACAGGCACTTATCGTTACGGGGTCCATCAGTATGCCCTCACTGTTACGGGGTCTGCCAAACGGGGCAAACAATATGCAGCGAGGGCCACGCCTCGGGGTTCGTACCTAAGTGTCCGCTCTACCTTCCCCCTGACGATAGCTGTAGCAAAGTAATTGCACCTATTGATGTCATAGAACCACATATCCGCAGACTGTATCTGGCCGTTGACCAGAACATATAACAAAAATAGATGTGTCACTATTCATACTACCTTTTGCCTTGCTCTTTACGATCTATGAATTGAGCTATGGATACTCTAGCTCCGTCACCATATACAGGGAGTGCTTGGTGTAAGACGCAGCTTGGAAATACAACAGTCCTATTATGCACGCATTCTATTTCTATGTCCTGAGAAGGGAACCTAAATCCGCCTCCTGTAAAATCTCCATCTCGCAAAAAAGTTACCGCAGATATTTTAGTTGAGTCTTTATGTGCCTTATATTCCTGTCCCTGAATATAGTAATTTAACAAAGTGCTGTCGTGGTTAGACTCCCCTATAAAACCAAAAACCGCATCAAAACTTTCCGCAAACTCCATGAAATCTCCGCTAAAAATTTTTCTATTTGCTTGCAATATATCTGACGCTTTCCTATTTTTTGCGTATAGATCGTCTAAAAAAACTCCCTGTCCTGTTTTTTTAAAAAGTTTGTTTTCGTCAACGGCGGTATGTGTTGTTGAAGCTTCCCCTAAAAATCTTTTTAAATCTCTTATTTCTTTAAGTACGCCGTCAAGCTCTTGGGGAGTGAAAAAATTATCTATGACTAAAAAAGATAAATTTTTAACTCGGTTGGGTGTTACATCCATATTAGTTAAAAACCGAGTAGGCTTTTTCCCAAGCCAGTAAATCTTTTTCGTAAGCATCTAGTGTTTGTTGTTTCCTGTCCTCAGACAAATTTTCAAGATAATAAGTAGGGTCGTTAGGACTCTTTCTTATGTGTATCTTTTCTGTAGGGACTATTCCATTTTTACTCCGTATAAATTCAGAAACATGCTCGTGTATATTCTCTATGTTAAAAAGCTGGGCCTGTTCTGGGTAGTAGTCTAGTTGAGGTTTCAATATAGTTTGTACTGTTTCCGTGTCTATTGCCCAACCAAAAACTGTATCCCAAGAGGCATTGGGGGTGCCGTAAATTTCTTCCAAATGAATATCAAGGCTATCTGGTTCCCCAAATTCGGCTATGTTACGTGCTCTTCTAGCTTTGCGTCGATAGTTGGCATAAAAAAATAACGAGGCAAGCCAATCTAAGGGATGTCGTATTCCGCCAATACACGGCATATCCGGGGATACTTTTTGTTGTTTTACTAGCTCCGCAAAAGTAGTTTGAGCCTCGTTAACGCCGGGACCCCATAGGGTTGGGGGTTGTTCTAAATAGCTTAAATCCTCGTGAGAATCAAAATATGCTTTAAATTCTTCTGGGTTGGAAAAATTTCCTTCTAGGACATAAGTATCTGTAGTTGAGTCCATAAGCCCCGATTGTAGAATATATAGTTCTAACGAAGCTCCTCCAGTTTTTTGCGCGCGGGTCACGGCAAAGTTATGTGAGTTGCATATAATCATTCTGTAATTACCACCGTATCTGTGTCGTCAAAAAACAACATCGTGCCTTCGCACACTATATTCCAATCTGAACCTTCCTGTTCACTTCTAGAAGGCACCTGTATAATTACATGCCTAGCAAGCCACTCAGTTTCCCCTTGAAGAACCCGCCATACGTGCTCTTCAGTTCCCCTACCCGGATGACCACGAGACTTGTTAAATCTTATACGATATTTCACTCAGGTTTTGTAGGCCATGTTATGTTTGTAGGAAAGCCCGACTGCATACGTACGTCTCGAAGCGCCGCCCTGTAATCTTTCCAAGCTTGACGTTCTGCTACTGTCATAGGGACATCAGACAAAACCGACCAATCAGATTGCCTAAGAAGTTCTTTTGCTTTTTCCCAAGCAAGTATTCCCGGAGAGGTATTTAGGACTACTTCTTCGCCTTCAACTTGAACCCAACCTTGATCGGCATAGGCTTCACCAAGCCACGACAAATCGCCAAGTTTTTCTTGGATTCCTGCCATACCAAAAATAGGACCCCAATTATTTGGCAGCGGTCCGGCTTCGTTTAGTGGTTCGTTTGTTGACAGCCTTTTTAGTTGCCACAGCATCTTCTTTCTCCTTAGCCTTTTGGGCTGATTCAATTCTTAATCTGTCTTTCGGACTTGCAAGACCTTTCCCTACATTCATAAATTCAGCCAGATCATTAGAGAAAGGCGGAAACCCGTTTAAATGCAGACGTTCTTCCTCTGATAGCTCTTTCCATTGGCGCCAGCTAGAAAAATCATTTCTTGGTTGAATGTGTATGTGACACCCTATATTTGCGGAAAGTTGGTTTATAAGTTCTACGACCTCAACGGGCTGGTACACATTCCACAAATAACTGCCGTCCGTAGCTCGCATAGTAATCTCTGTTGTGCCCCCTCCAGCCGTACCTATGGTTATAGACTGTGCCCGATGCTCTTCTTGGGTCATAGAGCGCAATTGCCTAAGTTTGGCTTTCCTGTTAATTTCATTATCTATTTCTTCAATGCTCAAATCTTCTTTTTTCATCTTATTGGTCGTTCCAAGAAATTACAACTTGCCCACCAGTGCCCACTTGCACGGGATAGCATCCCGCCGACACGGCGACGCAGTTAAACGTAGACGGGTTTCCGGGATTGCCGGGATTGCCCGCACCTGACCCGGGGTTTCCTAAACTTCCTGAACCTCCTCCACCGCCGCCCGTACCTATTCCGACGGTCGCTATTCTAGGACCGCTGGGACCGCCGCAGTTAACGGCTTTATTTAGCTTAGCATAGGCCGCGCCACCGCCACCTCCACCACCACCGCGAGTACCGGGTTGAGAAAAATGGTTTGCGAAGCCATACGGTGCGGAGAAGCCGCTCCCGTTTCCTTGTGCGTAAGCTCCCGGCGCCCCGCAACCCCCGCCATATAAACCTCCACGACCCCCACTACCCGCACAAGATGTATTAGGACCAGTTTGGCCTTGCGGCAATCCGCAACCGCCTTGTGTCGCGCCGGGAAGGGTCTGGTTTGTTGTACACTGTCCTCCCGCTCCCCCGCCTCCCCCGCCAGCGGATGCGTTTGCTTGAGCAATTTGTATTGTACAACAACAATACGGGAACCCAGACGATTGAGCTACCCATGCCCTACCGCCGCCAATTCCTCCACATGTAAATCCAGTCCCACCAGCTCCTCCCCCAGTGTTTGGTAAACAACCGCTACTAGATGATGGAACATTTACAAAAACCCCAACAGACCCCGTATTACCATAGGCCCCATCTACGCCACCAGTACCGCCATTACCCGCCGTTCCTCCTGTCCAACAGTACCCAAAAACAGAAGTTGCGCCTCCGGGGTTTCCGGGGTTACCCGGTCCTCCGGGCGGATTTGACGGTTGGGCTTGCGGGGATATTGGTGCGCCCGCACTCGACTGACCACCATATGAGATGTAACTTGGGGCGTTTATGGGGCCTAATTGAGACGGAGGAAGCTGTATTGTATTACCCCCTGTTCCGCCATAACCATCACCGCCCGGGTTACCGGGATTACCTGCGTTAGCCGTAGAGCCGTTCCCAGAAAGAGAAACTGTTTTTAGCGCAGCGGGGACCGTAAATGTGCCGGGAGCATTAAATGTTTCACTCCCTGCTTCTATAGCTATGCCACCGAATAACCCTACTTTTCCAGTTCCAATAGGCATAATTTACTCTCTTAATTTACCGAAGGCAGCCCTAAAGCTGCACGTTTATCAAATTTGTAGGCCGCATTAGGGCCATCTTTTACTACGTAATGGAGCATAAATTGTGGGTTTATGGCCCCTTGCTCCAACGGTCTACGCCAGTGCATTACCTCGCAACCTTTGTATATAACCGCATCCCCCGGATTTAATAGGCACTTTGTGGGGTCGTTTCCTTTGTATTGCATCCATATCGGCCAAGGTTCGCTCATAGTGCAGGCTACATTAACCGTTACGCTTATTTCGCAAGATGGCCTATCCGTGTGCGGTTTTAGCTCTTCCCCGCTTTGATACACACGGCTAAAAGAATATGTAGGCTCCAAAAGTAGTCCGGTTTCTTTCTCCACCACGGGCAAACAAGATTTTAACAGTACCTCTATTAAAGGGTCTGCGTAGTAACCAAACTTACTGCTATCGTTAACAGCTAGTGTTTTTTGCCCCCACTCTCCTCGGTTTATTTTATTCTCAAAATACTGCGATACCGCGCCAAGAGTAGCTTGATCTATTAAATTTTTTATTTTTAAATACCCTGCTGCGTCTAAATTACTCATGGTAGAACCACCCCGTTACTATATATTTGTGGTTGTTACCATATACAGGGTTCCCCCTATGCGCGTGGGTAAATGCCGCAGGCCAAATAACCATTGTATTTTCTACAGGGTTAATCCTTCTTTGTTGGTACAAAAACTCTGTTTCCCCATTGGCTTCGGGCGGCAAAGTATTAAGGTATAGCATGTAGACTAGCCCGCGATTTGCTTGTTCTCCGTTACCCTGTTCACCGTGCCAAACATGATACCCACCACCAGAAGAAGTTTTTTGCATTTTCATGTTGTTACAGTTTATTTTTATGCTTTTTAATACCGAAAACTCATTTACATACTCGTCGAAACAATTCTGTAACCCCCTAAAAAAGAAATCTACAGTATTGTGGTTATTAAATGGCTCAAAATTTAAGTTTTTCCCGTTAGAGCAAAGTTGATAATCATCTTTATGATGTTTTTCAGCGCCCTCACCATTTTGCCGGTTAGACCCGGCCCCTAAGTTCCTATGCCGGTCAAACTCGGCTATTAGATGCTCGCAAAAACCCTCTGGGTAAACTTCATTAAAAACACCGATAAAGTCTTTATATTCAATATTCATTTAAAAGAAGGCCCCGATACCCACGTTACCAAAGTTTGTCTTGTACCTTTTACCACCGGAGTCACTTGATGAACTGTCCAAGCGGGAAAAACAACAATCAAACCCTTTTTCTTTGGTATATTAATTGGTTCTTTTGATGTAAATAATTGTAGCTGTCCACCTTCATATTCTGAAGGGTCAGATAGCTGTAACACTAAAGAAAGTTTTCGACTAATTTGATTTCCAAAATCTTGGTGCCATCCGTAAGTACCCCTATTGTTTTCATGATAGTTAGTCAGTTGTATTTTTTCCGATAGCCCGGTTAGGTCAAAACCAAAGTAATTTGCATTTAAACTAGAAAGAACATGAGCTAAAGTTTCAAAAACCCAACTGGTGTTTTCATTTTTTGGCATCCAATTTAATTCACTACGTCTTATTTCTGAGTTATTTATCTGGGTTTCATCTCCCCCCACTAAAGCGGTAGTGGTGGCTTCTTTTGCCCTTTGTTGTAGCCAATTAAGCTGTTCGTTAGTGAAAGCGTTTTCCCATACCGCAAAAGTTTCTATCTTTTTTGAATACGGCGTCAGCAAATGCTGCATTAAATAAACCTTTTTGTTTGAGACAAAATAAAATGCACAAATTTTGTCGGGTTATTAGATTGGTTTGGCGTAATCATGTGCGGCAGCCACGAGTTAAATAGCATCATAGTACCTGCCTGCACGTTATTAAAGTGTATCTGAGGCGTAGCCATAGTCACTTGGTCGCTAGGCGATGCCCACAAATCCGCCATACGCTTTCCCGGCCTTGGGTCATCAAATATAGGATAGGACCCCCCTTCTGGCACTTCTAAAAAATAAAAGCCAGATACTTGACTGTCTCCGTGAACGTGCATGATATTACTGCCCGTACACGCAAACTCCTGACCCCACATTCCAGACACGTAAAACTCGTACTCATCTGTTAAATAACCCTGATCCTTTAAAATACTAACGCCCTTATCTCGAAAGTAGGACGCTAAATACCCAAGGTCAGGGTCATTTGCCATAGGACCAGTTTGTTTAACTACGCGTGGTTCTATTTGCTCATAGTATTTATGGGTATGCTTTAGCGTCTCCTCTACCCATTCTGGCCGCTCTTCACGGTATATGGGAGATGAGAAATAAGCGTATGCTTCCATACTATGAACTCAAAAACTCTTCAAAAGACGAAGCTATTGAAGTAATGTCTCCTGCCGTCATTGCAGTACCCGCTGGCACAGAACGATGATTTTCCATGACTATTTCTTTAGCCATACGAAGGGCCTCTAACTTTGCATTTTTTGTATTTAATGCAAGTTGATTCTGGTGTCTTTGGGCGTCCATTTCGGCCTGAATCTGTAATTGAGAGGTTGCATCTGTAGTTATTGGCATATTGCCTCCTAGACTATCTTAAATTAAGGGGTTAAGTTTTTAGCAGGTATGGTGACATACCAGTTTGTGCCATTGTCCGGCGAGAAAAAAAACCAAATATCCGTAGCATTAGCGTCCGTAGTGCGGTTAACTGAACCGGCGGGATAATTAAACGTCCCGCCTGCAAAAGCTACTGTACGAGACGCTGTGCCGTCATTAGTGAGCACCAAAGTAAATGAGGTAGCTCGGTTTGATGTGCTGTTTGCCGAAGCTAAGGTAAACGTGCAGTTTCCAGTCAAGGTCGCAGTAAATACGTTACCCTCGTTACAATTAATGGTTACCGCGGTTCCCGTATTACCTAAAGCAGTTACTTCGTCAGAAAATGCCCCCGCAAAGAACTGATTAGAGTCCATTGAAATTACAGTTTCCGCACTAGCGTTTTGAATACCGGTAGTAATCTTAGGCGTGGTAAGCGCGGGGCTAGTTGAAAAAACCAAAGAACCTGTGCCGGTCTCGTCTGTAACCGCAGTAGCAAGGTTGGAACTAGACGGCGTACCAAGAAAGTCGGCTACACCAGAACCAAATGAAGTAATACCAGTACCGCCGTTAGCAACAGGAAGTGTTCCCGTCACGTCTGAAGTTAGGTCTACAACTGCTTCTGTGGGGTTAGCATTAAGCACGGCTGCGCCTGAACCCGCACCGTCTGTGACAACCATTACTTTAGAGCCGTTAGCCACGTCTACCGTAGCACCGGAACCCTGCTTGATCGTAATGGTCTGACTGCCAGAAGTTGCATTCTCGATAACCCACACTTTAGAGATTGTGTTTGGACCAAGAGTTACTTCACGAGTCGCGGTTAGAGACACGGCCGAAGTAATCTTTAAATAGAACGAACGAGTGTCGTCCGCCGTAGCGTCAGGCATTGTAAAGGTTTCGTTGGCGTCTGCCGCCATTTCCTTAGTGCCGTAGCTAAAACCGTCGGTGATCAGCTCAAGGTTAGTATTAGTACTGGTGCCCCAAGTGCCGTCTTCATCACCCGTAGTGATTTCTTTTA